TATCGTGGTTACCGCGTATTAACACTTTGTCACCGTTTAACCGATGTAAGATTTTCAAGGCCTTGCGGTTAATAACAACATCACCTAAATGGTAGACTTTGTCAGTGGGTTTTACACGTTCGTTCCAAGCCTTGACCATAGCTTCGTCCATTTCTTCGGGACTATCCCATGGACGTAATTTTGTAACACCATCGTTACGGGTAAAGCGGCATACACCTGTGTGTCCAAAGTGCGTGTCGCTTACTAAGAATACACTAGGCATATTCGCCTCCTTTCTTTAATAAGTTTCTTTTACAATATCAAACTCTTCTTTAGGCCACTTGGCTTTAAATTCTTCCGACTTAACGTAATCGTTGTATGCCTTAGCATCAAAGAATACTTTTTGGAATACTGTTGTAAATCCACCTTTTGGGTTTATAGTCAAATAAACCGATTTTGCCTTACCTGCCATTTTTTGCCTTTCAAGCTGTTAACCAATTGTCACTGTCTCTATATTCTATAGATTCGTTGCCGTCGTACTCTGTTACTTTAAACTGGGCTCCTACAGGAACCCACTCTACCTGTAATGAGTCCATACCTCCGGCATATATTTCTGGATACTTTAACTCTACATATACCTTGAGTTCATCCCAGCGTTCTGTTTCCACATATTTTACTATAGTTGGATCAAAAACAATTTCTGGATATTCTGTGTTCCACGTATACCATCCTGCTCCAAATCCGGGAGAATACACTACACCTACTTTTCCGTTTTCTTGCAATTTATTCATGTTTAACATTCTAAATCAATGTGACGACCTTTGTCTAAATCTAAACGAAGATTTCTGCTCACTCGTTCTGCTATGATTTGATCAAGTCTGCGTTCTTCGATTTTTTTGGCGTAATCTTGCTCTCGTTGTTTTTCCAAACGAGTCTGATCTAAACGATACTGTTCTAGATTATACTTGATAACGCTTTGTTCTGCTCTTGAAATACTCATAGTTCATTCCTAAAAGTACGCCAATCATCTAAGTTTGGCTTTTCGTCTGGATCATATGTCCATCCTAACGCTTTCATCATGCGGTGCTTGACTAACAAATTTGGAGCACGGAATCTCTCAGTGTCATCAAACCCCATTGCTACACCAACCTCACAGACCGCACCCGATCGGCAAATGCCAGCATAGCAATGAACAACCACATTCATGCGATTTTCTAGTGCGTGTTGCAGTAGTCGAACAAGCTCTGCGGCCTGCTCATGACTACAACGCATGGCTTCATCTAGAGCAAAGTCCTTTTCTTCAATGTCCAAAAACTCAAAGTCATGACGCTCTTTGAATTCATGCTTGGCTTCTGGACGCCAGCTTGCGGGATCAGTAATGCTGATCAACATACTATTCTCCCCGGCCGCATGATGGAATCCTGTTGGGATGTCAGCGGCTGCTACATTTTCAATCCACGGCATATCTGCCTCCTATCAAAATTCAGATCTAATAATCAATCGTTCTGCAATTTCTCTTGCAAACTGAGCTGCTTGTTTGTTAATGTCTTCCTTGCAGCCACGCACACGATGAATCATCATCCATGTCTCAGCCTGTTTTTCCATCATGCTAGCAAAATCAGACCATGTAAAGTTTGGACCACGATACTTTGAATTACAGAACATTGCAAATTGTCCTGCTACATTTGCGTAGCATATATTGGCAACTTCCAAGATCTTTTTATCACTAATGCTCATTTTTTTGTACCCGTTCTTTCTCTATACGGCATAATGCCTTTTGTTACAATCTATAAGAAACACGACCTTTTGACAGATCGTAAGGGCTAACTTCTATCTTGACACGATCACCAAGAATGATACGAATCTTGTGTTGCTTGAGTTTACCGCTGGTATAACACAGCATCAAGTTGGGCATGTTTTCAATTTTTACTTTATACATACTGCCCGGCAGAACTTCTTCTACAACACCTGTTAATTCGATTATATCTTCTTTAGCCATCTAGTTTTTATCTTTCCTTTTTAACACGGCCGATACGGCTCGATTTATTCCAATCGTATTTAACGCCATCTGGGCACTTTCCGTCTTTGATGCTGTCTACACCAAACACCCCTACGATTTCAAATTCGCCACCTTGAATGGTAACAAACACATTTAATTCTTTGGCAAATGTCAAGGCCAAATCCAAATTGGCAAACTCTGTTGAGCTTTGTTTTTCTATTACTTTGTACATACGACTATTATACTGTCTTTCCTTTAAGTTGTCAAGTGGTGCTCTAGCCAAGAATTGAACTTGAAATTCAGTCTTACCAAGACTGTGTAATACCATTTTACTACAAGAGCGTGGTCCGGCCTACAGGAATCGAACCCATATTCACGGTGTAGAAGACCGCTGTATTATCCATTATACTAAGGCCGGATAAAGAAAAACCCTGCCCTAAGTACTATGTCTTAGAGGGCAGGGCCGTGTTGTTGATGACAGACTATTTGGCTCATTATACTCCGCCTGTCAGGGAGAGTTGTTATTTTACATCGTACTCGTAGTTTACGGTGTCTAAATTTTCTCTAAAAACTCCGGCGCCATTTTTGGTATGAAACTTCTTGGCCATATCGGTCTTTGGACTCAGAGTGACAAAGCGTTCTATGCTGGGAAATTGCTTTTGTATTTCTGCTACAGTTGCTCTCAGCAATTCTACACCAGCCCCCGGGGCGTAACTCCAAATGGTGTAGAAAATTGCTGCGGTTGGCACTTCCGTATCTTTGATCAAATCATCGACATCTTCCGGTATGAAATCGTGTAAACTCACACATACCATAGCTCGAGGAATGTCATCAACTAGAGCACTCACAAACTTGTTCTTTCCTACCCTAAACTCCTTAGGCAACTCAGGGCGAACAGGATCATCCTTTATGTAATCTAGGAGTGGGTCAGTGAGATTGGTGATAAAGGATAACATTTTTTTCTTTCAGTTTATATGCGTACTTATGTCTTTTAGACAAAAAGACTGTTACAGTTTTATTACGGTAGATATTCTACGTCCACTGCTAGGATAAATCTATAATCATTGCTTTGGACCACGCCCGGTCGATGCCATTGATTACTGGGATACAACAACCAACTGTAATCAGTAGGGCGAACAAAGAACTTTCCTTCGCCTTGGGGTCCATTTGGCGCCATTTCAGTTCCGCAATAATCACGGTCTTTTACATCCTCGGGAATATGCAGATAAAATATACCACTCAGCATCTTGGCATTTGGATTTGTAGGATGCCAATGATCGTGCCATAGCTTTTCACGATCTTCTACACCTTCTAGATTGGTCATAAATGCCCAGGCCATCATGTTATTGACTTTTACTTCTCGCCCAAGATACATAAACACACTGAACAAGAAACTCATACGGTACTTTAACCATACAGCTTCGGGTCTTGCAAATATGTTTTCTTGGGTTTGATACTTTGGACTATTTTTAAAATAGTTCCCATCGGCGACAATATTCTTTATAATGCCTATGGCAGTTGTATTATCTTCTTTACCGATCGTAGAACTAAAGTCAAATTTTCTAAAGGTATCGTTTCTGTCAATAACTGTGTGCATAATTTGGAGCGGGGTAACAGAATCGAACTGTCCGCATCAGATTGGAAATCTGAGGTATTACCACTATACGAACCCCGCATTGTTATTTCTATTTATTCGTCGTCTTCTGGAGGATTGGCCAAAGGTGAAGTTGAAGGCTTTTTCTTAGACCACATTGAATATGATTCTCCTTCGACCCTACCACTTTGATTTGGTTTTAGTTGTTGAACTACACCACCTTTGGCTAGAAACTCAGCCATCGCTGCTTCTGTTGCCGCTTGATTTTCTGCTTTTGTCATTGTTGCCTTTTATAAAAAATTTGGTAGAAAACTGACTAAATTATTAATTCAGTATTGAAACTAATAATTATTCGTTCGTCCGACTTATTCAACTCAGTGTCTGAACCATGTGGTAACCAGCTGGGAAATACTATTAATTTCCCAACAGTGGGTTCGAAACTCATTTTATTGTATGTATATGTTGTAAGATGTTTTTTAGGTAGATATTCTAAAAAAGGATTAACATTATTAAAAATAATTTTACTACTATTATTATCTACTTGCAAATACAATACGCCCGATATTAAACTAGAATAATGAGTATGGGTTAATAATGCACTATCTTTATATTGAAAACTAGCCCAAGAATTACCTAGTTTACCACAGTTGTAACCAGATGTTTTTTCATATTCTAACACAATATCAGATAATGATGATAACATATTAGCACATGATTTTACATGTTGTTGAATGTCTTCTAATAATCTATTAGAAATATTAAATGTAGTAAACGATTTCCCAGTCATTGCCGGATAAGGTTTTTTAGGTAATCCTCGTATGTAAGTGACAATATCATTGCACTGAGTTACAGTCAAAAACTCTGAAACTTCAAAAAGTGAAATTGGAAATAGATTACATTTTGTTATTTTCATAAATTTAAAAAATTGGTCGGAGTACAAGGATTCGAACCTTGGACCCCCTGGTCCCAAACCAGGTGCGCTACCAGACTGCGCCACACTCCGAATTAATTGGGAATCATATGAGGAACATAGGGCACTGCTCTAGGACCGTATCTCTGTTGCAGAAGCTTCATTGCTTCCTGTGCTGTTTCTGCACCAACACGATCCTTGAATTCTTTGCCGTTGACTCTGATTGTTGCTTCAAATAATTTCATAATATTGGTTGCAGGAGTCGGAGTCGAACCGACGATCTGAAGCTTATGAGACTTCCGAGATACCACCTTCTCCATCCTGCGATAACTTTATTAAAACAAACTAAGGCATATTAAAAGTTATAGCTATGCTAAAGAGCTCCGGGGAAGCCAAACCTAATCAAGTATTTCTACAAGATTCTAATTTGTTCTAATAAAGTGTCCGGCTACTTACACCACATAAGCCCCGAACTGAGCGGTTACTCTGTCCATAACATTTATTCTTCTGGAAAGGTGCTAAACCTCACCCAATGCGTTCTAGTATCCCTTAACTCAGAGAACTAATGGTCATAGCATTGAATACCCGGCGCTCTCTATGGTGACTGCCCCACCCCCGTTTATTACGTGTACGGGATCACGGGTTTTTAAACTAAACCTTCTGATTGCAATGTTGCCACTACTTCTTCACTGAGTGGAATCTCTGTTTTGATATTTAACTCAAGTACTTCATCGTTGAGTTTCTGCTTTTGTTTCTTGAGATTTTTAATCTCTGTACTAATCACATCTAGCTGTTCGTGACCGATGACATTAGTAGACACTGTGTCACTAAATCCATAGATACGGCTACGGCTACTTTCGCTCTTGTCGTTGCGAATCTTGTCCAACTTACCGTTGATCACGGCAAGATTAGTTACAGGATCTACTACAAGACCTTCAAGTTGAGCAACACGTTTGTCCACAAAGGCAGCAGTGGCCAATTTCAAATCAATGCCGCTTTGTGCGTTGGCACTGCCCACAAGACCACGAATGTTATACAAGGCCAACAGCAGGCGTTGTCTCCGACTGTCGTTGTTAAACAGCGTATCGTTGGCATTCTTTAGTTCTACTGCTACATCTTGAAATTCATTGAGATCAATCGATGTTGTGATTTTAATGCCCTTGATAGCATCATTGATGCTGTTTTGTAGGGCGCTGGCTTTTCTAAGTGAAATATTCATCTCGTTGTCCTTTACGTTTTTTTGGTAATTTATTAATATAATCTTTATAGGTATACTTGCCTTCTTCAATCTCTCGAAGTGCTGTAGAAATAAATGTTTTGCCTGGTTCAGCGACTTTGGGCATTGAACCGTTTTTTAACTCTCGGGCTCGCTGACTGGCAACTAGTACCAAGTCAAACCTATTGCCTATCTGTTCTACTGCTAATTCTGATGTTAATCTTGATGTCATATTTTCCTCAGGTTAAAAAACGGTTCAGTGAAAGGTCAAGTAAAAGACTGGACAATGTGCAAATAACAATGCTCAATATACAATCCACAGGGGTCACTATATTTCCGGTAATCAATAAACAAATATCTTTTGGGGCCGGAACACAATGACACGGATACTTTTTCAGAGTATTTGGAGTTAAGTTCCATTTGGCATGAAGCCAAACAGTAGTGTCTTCTCTCATCTACCTTTCACTTTGCCGGTTGTGTATTGCTACACAACAAAACTATTATAGCACTATACAAGATGTTTGTCAACATCTTTTGACTATATTGGTGCCCCTACACAGAATCGAACTGCAAACTGCGGATTACAAAACCGCCGTTATACCATTTAACTATAAGGGCAATGCTTGGTGGAGGATAACGGATTCGAACCGTTTGCTCCTGGTTGCAAACCAGGTGTGTTAGCCAAGTATACCAATCCCCCAATATTTCACTTACCTTCGTTGAGTTTATACTCTTGAAGTTTTTCTTTAAATGCTTCTTCGGTTAGTCCGTGCCAACCGATGCACTTGCCGGTTGGCGAACGACCGCAACCGCAAGATCCGATTTTACTTTCATCTTCTTTTACTCGTACTTGCATAGTATCAATCCTGTTAAATTCTTCATCTTCTCGAACTGCATCTTGCACTTCTTGAGGACTCTTGCGAAAAATTGTATCCCATCTATTGTCAAACTCACGCTGGCTGACACTAAAGGGTCTTGCTTTAGATCCCTTGCTCATATCAACTTCCTGAAGATACGGTCCCAGATGCATGGGTGGTAAAATTACCATTGCCCGGTTTGCGTGTTTCACGCTTGGGTTGAACAGCGGCACATAGCTCTGCATCAATCATGGCACGTTTCCACTCACCTCGCTTGTGAGGATCTAGAACTCTACTCATTGCTAGACTTGCTTTAGTCAAAGATGACATCTTGTAATTTGGACCTGGTTTCATTATGTTTCCTTTATTAAAATCTGGTTGCTCTGACGTCCCCCGGCGGTAATTATAGTACAGAAAGATATGACGCTATCATACCCCTCACACGTACCTTCCACCCGCTTCCCGACAGGGACCGTTCTCGCATTGCTAGCGGCCTTTGGGTTTAAAGACTACCACCCGTAGTTGTCACACTACTTCTCATCGTGCGGGTCACACTATCCGAAGACACTCGGAACGTTCTGGCGGAGCATGTAGGAATCGAACCTACTCACCACTTGCGCAGTGACAGATTAGCAATCTGTTGCCTTAACCGGTCGGCCAATGCTCCATTATCTTGTTGCTTTACGTAGTAATTTATACCAGTAATATCTCACACCACGCCAAGTCGGCGTAAAATTCCAATTGACAGCAAACCCCACTTTGTTAGGAATATTTCGGTATGCCTGGTCTATAATTTCTTTGGGTATCATACAGTCTTCTTTCTACTAGTGGTACCTGGTCACGGTTTCGAACCGCGGACCCTCTCGGTGTAAACGAGACGCTCTACCCCTGAGCTAACCAGGCAAAATTCTTTACCATATTGAAACACACTAACTACCACGGTATGTACTAAAGTTCAATGAACCGTTACAACCCTATCTTTAATATGTTTCAATATGGTGCGCAAGGAGAGACTCGAACTCTCAATCCTTTCGGCAATGGCTTCTAAGACCATCGTGTATACCATTCCACCACTTGCGCAAAATCTTACTTTAAATTTTTAATGAACATTACTAATTGCTTAGTATGTAACTATTATATAGTCATTACGTTATCTTGTCAACAGTTATTTTAAAATATTTTTTGGTGCCGTCCTTAGGATTGAATTTCATTTGTTATTAGATCCTCAAGTTTTGGATTACCATTAAATCTAATGCATACTGTTATTCTAGGATTATTAAAATCTACATTCACAATATTATGTGGGATTGAACTGTTTACTAATGTCCATTCATTCTTGCCTTCTAGTTCTGTAGCAAGACATACATCATCTTCTTTAAAATAATAAGCATCTGCTACTTTAGGAATAACATTTGATTTTGTATTATAAAAACACATCCTTGTCCCTTCAAACCCCACGAGAGGTAAGTTGAAGCTTGCATATCTCAATGTTGATTTACCATCAGCATGAATGGCCTGGGAATACGTGTGTTTAAATATTGAAAAATATTCAATCGGTGGAAATTTTAGTTTACTAACTAGCAACGAACTAAGTTTTAATATTTCTAAATCTTTATAAAAATCTTTTTTAAAATACATCATATATAAAGGACTAGACAATTGTTCAAAAATTTTATATTTTGGTATGAATTCTTTCAAAAAATAGTTAGTCCAATATACATTATCTATTTCTGGAAAGTGTTTATAAAAGTTTTGCATGTTGGTATTTATTAATTATGTAGAGTTCTAAGAGTCCAACTTAGTTGGTGCAACCTCTAGGAATCGAACTCCTATTCGCACTTTGGAAGAGAGCTGTATTCTCTATTATACAAAGGCGGCAATGTTATGCAATAATTGCTAAATTTTTATAACGTTTGAGACTTTTTTCTATCAGCGTCTGATGCCTTGCTGTATCAATAAATCCTCTAATATAGATAATCTTTCTGCCCGGATCATCCTTGAGCATGTGTAGCCCTGCTGTGGTATTTAAAAGATAACAACAAGGCACAGATGGCAATTCTGCTAACTTAAACGTGCCTCCACTTTTAACATAAAGTACATCAGTGGACCCTTCTAGGACTAGACGATACCCTGCAGGTTCGTTATCTAAAATATTAGTGTATTCTCCTTCTTCAAATTTCATATTTGGATATACATCGTAATGAGGTGACACAGCTTGTCTTTGCTCTTTATAATATACATTTGTTACTTTGCTTATAGGCAACTGATCTAGTACAGATTTTAAAGTATCATCAACTGTTTCAGTAATTCTAGAAGTATCCCAATACTGTTGATACTCTGCAGTTTTTATGTAGGTTAGGTTGTTGATGACGTTAATTGTAGACTGTATTTTTGATGTATCAATCTTTGGAATTTCAATATCAATTGGAAGGAATAATATGTTCATATAATATTTATTAAATTCCACCATTCTCGCATTTGTCTTGGTGCAACCTCCAGGAATCGAACCTGGTTCAACGGTTCTTCAAACCGCCGCTATGACCACATCAGCTAAAGTTGCATTAATCCTTTATAGTAGTATCAACTACATCAACACTGACACTTTCGGAATAGTATCCATTGCTGGAACCATACCACCGAACAGTTACAAATCCCTTGCGTGTAGCAAACTTGTAAAATGTCCATGTGTAAGACTCGTCTCCTGTAGCTTCACCTTCATAGTCAGAAACTTCTTCAGCTTCAACTAGTGGTGCTCCCACAAGGTCATCGAGGTCACCACATATGTCTTCTATGTAAACACTTTCGCAACAATCTTGGTGATGTTGGAATCTTACATAGTTTGTCTTGGACAGATACAGTGTCAATACTGAGTCGTCTGCTTCTGCCTTGTACAATGATCGTCCTAGTAATTCTTCGAACTTACGAACAGATCCCTTTAATGTGTTTAATATTTTTACTTGTTCCATGATATTTCTACTTTGTTGGGTTGAACCGGGGAATCGAACCCTCTCTAACTGTTTCACAGACAGTTGTGCAGCCACTACACTAGGAACAACATTGATCTATGTTTTAATCTTCTCCAATGCATCTTTACGCATTAGAAATTTTCTATCTTGAATGGTCTTGCTGACCAACAGGTACTCAATGCCGTCAATTACTTGTACAGCCTTGGGATCATTACAGACCACTCGCTCATTGTTGAATCTATTTTTAAATGTAATTGTTTTCATAGCATTTTCCTTTATATGGCCGGACCGGAGAGATTCGAACTCCCAACCTCAAGTTTCGAAGACTTGCTTTCTATCCAATTGAATTACGGTCCGATAAATTTGGCAGAGGGTAAAGGAATCGAACCTTTAATAGCGGAATCAAAATCCGCGGTTATACCATTTAACTAACCCCCAACAGAAACTGGTCTCCCTACTAGGATTCGAACCTAGACCACACGGCCCCAAACCGCGGATGCAACCAGATAACACTTTAGAGAGATAATTGAATTTGTAAGTAGTAGAGCCACTTTAATCTCTACCATTCACCCGATTGCACTGGTCCGGACGGGAGGTGGTACATCACTTGGAATACTTGACATAGGTGCTCCGCTGCTTTTACGGGACTCGAACCCGCCCTACTTTTGCACTAGGTTGACCTTCGAAGAATCTTCCTAGCGAGTCTTTCTCTTGCTGACACTTACAAAACTTGGTGGTAACGGCTGGATTCGAACCAGCACCTTGCTCCGTATGAAGGAGGTGCACGACCATTATGCTACGTTACCATATAAAAACACACTCAAGTCCGCGGCTCGGAAGGCACTATACCCGCGATGATCTATGATCAGGCCTAATGTGTTTTTATATGGTGTCGCTACCCTCTAGCGGTCAGGCCTACTCTTGCGACTTCTCATCCTCCGGTCACGACATTGTGTATGACTAGTACACCTGTTTCGATCACATCTTCTGATACTAACCATAGAAAAACACACTAGTCGGAAACGACTTAGAGACCTACTCGCCCACAGTCACGAAGGCTTCTAATGTGTTTGTCTATGGTAGGAGCACCGGGACTCGAACCCGGAACTGGCAGATTAAAAGTCTGCTGTGATAACCATTTCACTATACTCCCATATGGTCCACGCTCTGAGAATCGAACTCAGTTAGTCCGGTTAAGAGCCGGGTACTTCGCCACTAAAGTTTAGCGTGGATGGATCGTAAATATTTTCTTTTACGTGCCATCCAGGACCATACGGGGGTCTAGGATGACACTAGAGTTTACCTCGTTTCATGTCATTCTCCATTTTAAAAATTGGTTCCCAGAGCAAGAATCGAACTTGCGAAGACCGGTTATCAGCCGATTATTATACCATTTAATTATCCGGGAAAATTGGCGGAAGTAGTAGGATTCGAACCCACGGACCCTTTCGAGCCTTCAGTTTTCAAGACTGCTGCCTTAAGCCATGCTCAGCCATACTTCCATATTAGGTGCAGGGCTTCCACCTACTCCCACATCGCTTTAAAGTCTGCGTGTCCAAGACTGGTTGATTGGTACCCCTGGGCAGATTCGAACCGCCATCCAGCAGATTTTAAGTCTACCCGCACTACCAATTAGCGTACAGGGGTATATTGGAATAGGGAGTGGGATTCGAACCCACGGGTTTACAGTTTTGCAGACTGTTGCATTGGGCCTCTCTGCCATCCCTATATGGTGTGGTACCAGCGGAGGGAATCAAACCCTCTCAAGAACGCTAATCTGGCGCTAAAAGTCTTATAAGGACTCTCTGACTGTCAAGTCTCGCTGGCATATGGAGCGGGATAGGAGAATCGAACTCCTGACTAAACCTTGGCAAGGTTTCGTTTGACCATTAAACTAATCCCGCGGTATATTGGTACACGATACGAGAATCGAACTCGTCTTTCCGCCTTGAAAGGGCAGCGTCCTAACCGATAGACGAATCGTGCAAATTGTTTGGCGTACCTCCAGGGACTCGAACCCCGACGAACAGTTTTGGAGACTGTGATGCTGCCATTACATTAGAGATACATTGTCTGGCTCCCCGAGTACGGATCGAACGTACGACATCTTCGTTAACAGCGAAGCGCAACTACCTCTGTGCTATCGGGGAATAAACTGGCGCCTCGTAGGGGAGTCGAACCCCTGTATTCCGCTAGACAGGCGGATATAATAGACCGTTATATGAACGAGGCAAAACTTGGTGGAAGTGGTAGGATTCGAACCTACAATGTTTCTTATGTGGCGGATTTACAGTCCGTTGCCTTCAACCAATTCAGCGCACACTTCCATAAATTGTAAACACACTCTCCGCTATGCTTTTAGACAGCGTCAAGAGCTGAATGAAGAATGTGTGTATTAAAACATTCTAAACTACTTAGTCTGACTGTTCGTAAAGAATGCTTTAATACGCTAGGGTTTTTTATCTCACAAAAGAGACTTCATCGCCTAGGCCGCCCGTTTACAACTGTTTATCGTGTGTTGCGAGGACCTCGTTTCCCCTACCACGTTGCAGTACTAGCGGGCATTTGGCCTACTTTCCTGCTTGTTTATAGCTCGATGATACTGTGCCACACGTTTCACCTTATTATGGATCAGTTTCAAAAACTGATCCTTAGTAAGAGTGTGCGTCACTGTCCATTCTGCTTCTTTAATCTTTTTCTCTGTCATTGTTCCTTAAAACAAAAAACCCCAGGAGTTTTAATTCCCAGGGTCCTTGAAGTTTGCGGTGTATGTTTTACTTTACACTACGTCCTCCCGGACCCTTGAAATCTCTGGTGTACGATCATATGATAAACTTCCACCATTAATCGATAACCAAGAGCAGGCTATTACACCTACCTGTTTGGGCATCGTATTAAACTGATGTCTGTTAAATGATTTCATTTGCTTTCTTTTTCCTTTTATAAACAGCACCTTGCTGTCTATGTTTTAATTATACAGTTATTTAGTTCTCTTGTCAACCTCTATTTGCCGTTTTGGCAAAATAAATTTTGACGCCTTCCTAACCAACTGTATGTATTGTAATGTCTTTTTATTTATATGTCAACAAAAATATGATCTGATTATGTGGCTTTTTTACCACATTCACTCAAATGTTGTTTCACCCGTGATCAAAATGTGTTTGCCGATTTCAAACAGACCCACACTTCCAGGGAGATCCATTGCTGCCACGTGTATCTGGACTTCTCCGCCGTCGTCGATTGAGCAGGCCACAAATTCTTTTATGCTATCGCTTTCTATTTCCGCTTTGATGAATTCAATCACTGCTAACATGGCTTTCTTTTGTTCTTGCTGTTGAATATCTTCTTTGCGTTTGCTGTTGATGCTGATGACTTCCATGTGTGTCCTATAGTAATTGATCTGCGATACCAAAATCTAGTGCTTCTTGAACAGTCATATAAACGTCTGAAGCCGGTAACAATTTTGATTTTATCTTTGATGGTGTTAGATCCGTGGCCTGTTGCAGTATATTGATCATCTTTTGATTCAAGAATTCGTTTTCCTTCATTTCAGCCTTGAGGTCGTGAAACTTAATATCAGCGGCACTCCCAGAAAACTGATGACACATAATTCCTGTGTTGGCAGCTAGGTATCGTTCTCCTTTGGCGCCCGCAGCAAAAATCAAAAAGGCAGCACTCATTATACTGCCAACACCAATAGTTCTCACACTGTGTTTACTGCTCTGCATGATGTCTATAAGAGCAAATGCTTGATATAGATCTCCCCCTGTGGAATTTACATAAAGGGTGAGTATTTTTTCCTTGACTTCGAGATTTTCATAAACAATCCATTTGATGCATTCCTCCACATTTTCAGCAGTGATTTCACCACCGAGATAGTGGATGGAATTGTCTAATAATTTTACGCCAATTCTATCACTAGCATTGAACTCATCAATTTTCTTCAAGATCTGCTCCTTGGGATTACTATTACTTATCACTGTGATAATTATAGCATAAGTTTATTCTAAAGCATATCTCGAAACATCTGATTTTTGCCCGCTTCGCCTAATTCCTGTGTAAAAATGGTGTTTACGTGCTGTAACATAGCACAGGCCATCATGAGTAGATCCTGCCGATCATCACACATGAGTATTTGTTTTTCAATTGGCAACATCAATTCTGCCATTCTAGTCTGCATTTCGCTTCTATCCATGGCGTTCCTTGGTCAACTCGCATATTAGCTGAAACTGCTCGTAGGCTTTACGAACACCGTCGTGTTTCATCAATTTGTCTGCTTCATCCTGCATGGCTTTAATGCCAGCTTCTGCATGATCTCTAGAACTGCCGTAAGTTAGTGAGCATAGTTCATCACCAAACTCTTTGGCTAACTTTTCCCAGGCTTTTTTCTGCCCTAGAGTAATCGGAGTTCGTTGAGGTCGCATTTCGCTGGCTTTGCTAATTGCTCGACATATGGCATCTTCAGCAACTCTACCCGCGGCAATCATAGCCGCATAGTTAGGATCAATATTAAACCTACGACTACTGCCTCCGGGATAAGACATAACCAGGTGGTTACCTTTTGGAAAGCTGTCCAAAAAGTCGTTGTCATATTCTGCAACAGGCACATACCGTCGCCCAACTTTTTCATAGTAAATTTTCTTCATAGGTTTCCCACGCTTTCTTTTCGTAGTTCCAATGTCTATTATCGTAGAAGTTAAAATGCACACAGTACCCAAACAGGCCAGCTTCAAAATCAAGGCCGGCGTGGTCTTGCCGTACAGTCCAACTAAAACTGAACGACACTAGAACACTTTCCCTAGTAACTTCTAGTTCAATGACCTTGTTCGTAAACGGAGTTGTGTAACTACGGCACCACAGATTATCAAAACGAGCACACCACGAGTTGCGGATGGTAAAGTTAAATGAGATCAACTATATTCCTTATCTAGCTTAACGTTAGTCAATCCTGAAATTACCTGGAAGTTATCCCAGGCCATTTTAGCGGCTGGATTTGTTTCCAATTCACTGCTAGGTAATACTGCTTCCAACCAAATTTCCGGACGCCGGCGAGGATGAGCACCAAATTGGCGAGGTTGGTGCATCTTACCATCTGAGTAGAGCATAATACTCACACTACGGAATTTGTCTTCATCCTCTTTACTTTGAGAATCGTAATTGCCCCATTCGGGATTACTCATGCCGCCGTGACAATAACCTGACCAAATTCCACTCCACTGTTCATCATCTCGTGGATCAAAATCTGTACGAGTGATCAATACCAGTACATCGTCAATGTCAACACGGCCCTCAACAATGTCCAAAACACAACGGCTATAGCTAAGTCCAATTTTCATTTGTTTGAGTCCAAGTAAAATTCTGCCGACGCCAACATAGCTTCGGCCTGTTCTTGAGTTTTTGGCAACACTATTCTAGTGCCACGCTGGATATCATTCGCTTCATCTAACAGAGGAGAAATGTCATTGTCAAATATCTGTGCCATGGCATTCCATAAAAGCACACGTTCAATGGCAGTCATACCTGACGCAATAGAGTCATCGTTGGGATCCTTGTCTAATCCAAAATCGTGTCGCCAGGTATAACACATCGAATTGATAATTTCTTCTCTAGTTTTCATTTTATTCTTTGATCTGACAGATATAATCCTGCTGATATTTTAGTTTGTTGTCAACGGCGAATCTAATACTTTCTTGCAGCTCAACACTGAGATCAATTCCTCGCGGAGTCATCTTGGTTTGGTAAATCCCACGGATTGCATTTTGACAACTTTGAAGATTAGAGTATGTGCCTAAATGTGCCGGTGTTTGATTTAATCCTAAGAACAGCAGAATATATATCATTTTATTTTCCTGTATGTAAGTGTACGTCTAGTATAACACAAATCTTGATTAAAGTCAACTGCTTTTGTATTTGAGTTTAAACATTAGCGCATCCCTCTCGTCGCCAAAATAGTAACAGGCTAATTCATCCCAATGAAGGCTCACATCACTGACGTCCGATACTTCCATCCAAACAAAACTCGTGCAATGAGTCCTTGCCCATTTTTTAATTTTCCAAAATGGTTCGCCTTGGCCGCCTGCATCGACATCTGTAATAATTACCTGATGGCATTTATCAAGGATTTCTTGAGGCGGTGCTAATTTTTTATACTCTTCATCCCAAATATACACGTCAACTCCATTTCATTGCAAACATCATGGCATCTTCTGGATTTTGAAAATACCAAGCACGACCGTTCGATTCCTGCATATCTCTAAATTTATTTTGGCAATGTTCCAAACACCAAGTCAGCATATCGTTGTATAGATCGTCAGTGTATGGTAGGCGAACAACGTGATAGTCCTTGAGCACGGACATAAGTCCTTCTGTAGGTTTTGGAAAACTTTTTTTAGTCTTGGTTGACATCATGGCCACTGTCATTAGCTTTGCCTCAGTAGATATTCTGTGAGTCTAGGCCCCGATAGTTTGGCGCGGACTTGAAACTTGTATCCATATTGTAGTTGATCTGGAATTCTATACCAACAAGGAGTTTCTATAGCATTTAACATAATCCATTGTCCTTGTTCGCTTTGTTGCCATTCCCATAATGGTTGGGCTGCATATAAGTCCGGATCATCAACATCGCCCATCATGAATTCGTGTACTACTATTTCTCTTACTTCCTCTACTTGATCGCCTATTTGCATATATTTGTATGTATTCCGTGTTGGAGGCTTACCAAAAAAACCTTGACTGGGTTCAAATTGATAATCTTTAGTTTTTGTCATTTTAATTTATTGCCTTCTGCTGAGCCCCAACGAAGCATAAACATAGTGGCATCATAGTCATCTTCAAATTGAAAATACAGTGTGTGATAGCTTTCGCAACGCCAAAGGCTTTTACAGTTATCTTCACACCAAGATTTCATCAGCGGTAGATTTTCATAACCTACCTTGTCAAAATTGATCCTATAGGGAAACACAGCTCTCACTCTTGTTGCTAGAACTTCTCTAATAGAAGGCAGTGTTGTATTCATAGAGGAAATGCAAATTCAATAGTTTGGTACACAGGGGGTGCTTGTGGAATTGGTTCTTTGCTGATCAGTTCGTTGGCCAGTTGACTGCGTTCTTTTACATTGGGCTGTCCTAGCACAATCACAGCATACAATCTATCTTCTTTTCTAACCAACATTGCCACACACCTACCTGCAGGATTTGTAAATCCTGTTTTAGAAATAATAATATTATCAAATTCAAATAATGTAGGATTGGTATTTCTTAGATTTATCTTGACAGTCTTTTTACCTTTTGGTAACTTTAATGTGGTTGTTCGTTCATTGGATATAGCTTGAATGATGTCATGGTCTTTAATTCTAAATAAAAAAGCAACAAGATTATCTATAGTGCTGACATTACCAGGCAGCAGGCCACTGGCATCTACAATTCGAGTTCTGGTAAGCCCTGTTCCCATCACCCATTGATTTGTGTCAGATATGAATACATCAAACCCGCCTGGATATGAGTGTGCAAGAGTTTCGGCGGCTAGATTGTCTGAACTGATTAACATGGCCTTCATTAGATCGATTCTAGGAACCATAGCACCTCGAGGGAATCTACCTTTGGACTTGCCGGTAACTTTGACTTTCTCGTCTAGATCAAGGCCCTGCCTTAGGATAGTTGTTGCTGTAAACAGTTTTGTAATAGAAGCAATGCTACGAACATCACTCCTATTATAAACCATTTGATATTCCGTGAGATCATAATCGTAGAGTCCCCAGGCTCCGTGACTTGGTTGTGAATAACTTATAGTTGAAATGCATACACAAAATAACAAAAATAATTTTTTCATAATTCAATCTTGGCCGTTACCATATTTTAACAAAAACATTGTGCGTTTTTGTTCGTCGTAGAAATCCAAACGAACAGTATGTACATTCTTTTTGCCTTCGAACCAGCCGCTTGGTTCCATATAAAACCATTCATCTTTGTCTTGTGGACGTCTTACATAATCAGGGTCTTTGACATACTCTCTATGATCACGCACAGTAAAGCCCAGCACGTCTTTCATCTTTGTTCGTGAAAGATAGACACTGGGCTTTTCTCGTTGCTTGATGCGTTCGAGAACACTGCCCCATTGATCGGGACTCATAACCACAGGCTTGCTCATTATACTTCCAATACTATGTTAGGATTCCAACCACTGTTTTCACTGTAGCCATCGTTTTCGTAACCACGTGGGTTGCAAACAACACGAGTCTCTCCAATCATATAATCAAATGGCTGATGCATGTGCCCGTGTGTCCACAATTTAATCTGCGGGTGATCCATAATGAACTCACTTAGGTCACTGGCATATCCACCGTTCATAAGTGTTTGACTAGCGTATTGTTCACTGACACTTTTAAAACTAGGTGCGTGGTGCCCGACTACCACGCACTTCTTATCTTTATGTTCTTGAACAATCAGTTTGATGTAACTCAGCGTCTTATCGTGACGTATGGCAACATCCAACGGACTCATAGCTGCATACTCACGTTTGTCATTTCGCACAATTCGGAAATCGTTCATCATGTCTTTGATGGCATGCATTGTAAGTGGATCACGACCATTCATATCTGTCCACAATGTTCCACCCACAAACACAACATCGTCGATAATTTTCATATCCTGTTCTAACAAGTAGATGTTAGGATACTTGGCAACTTCTTCACGCATATAATCAATAGCCGCATAAAATTTGCCGTGATAGAATTCGTGATTGCCCATAATGTAAATTACATGGGGGAACTGAAAACTACAACGCTTGAAAAAATCACGGAAGCGAGCAACACGTTGCATTTTACGGCTAAGATCGGCAAATGCGCCACTGCTATACGGATTGAAATCAGCGGCAATGTGGTCATGTAGATCCTGTGCAATCATAATATCGCCACCGAGAATCAAAACATCGTAATCTTGATCATTTTGGATATTGATATCACTGAATTCTAAATGCAGATCCGATACCAGTTTAATTTTCATAGAATGTTCCAGGTAATGTATGTATATTATACAGTCAGTTTTAATTTCTGTCAACCTGATTAAATATGTATATAAATTATACCGGGAGCGAATCGGTGAAGTACTACGACTACGATTGGGATGTCAACCCAGAATCTATCATTCTGGACAAAGAACTAAACATTGATAAATTGGGCTGGAAAGCGGGTGACTGCTTTGTTGTTCAAAATATTGACGGCCGAGCCATGCTGAGAAAGCTGGACCCCCTGGAGAAATTCATAAAAGAAGGGGAACAAGAACATGGGTGATTTTTTTAAACTAGTGGCCGAACTTGGGTTTCCTATAGCAGGTGCCATGGCGGCTGGCTACTTTGTTTTCCTAACACTAAAATTTATCCTTGCTGGAGTTACTAGCAGTGTAAATGGAATGGGGGGAATTATCAAAGGCCTAGACAGTCGTGTTGACACCATGACCAATCAACTACAGCGTATTGATGTTAAAGTAAGTCATGCATTAGGTCTACAACCTGACTACGATCGTATCAGTAGAGCAGAACAAGCAGATCAAAGGAAAGATTAACATGATCGACTGTCAAGAGATAGCATTACTACATGCAGTAGCCGTTAACATAGACAAAGACGCCCAACCCGAATTATGGAAAGAATTAAACGATCGTTTGATCCTAGCAATTTTAAGGAACAATTAAAATGGATCCAGTAGAACTAGTAAACAAATATGGTTTTCCTATTGTGGCCGCAGGTGGCATGGGATACTTCATCTATTACGTGTGGACCTGGGTTACCACAGAAATCAAACCCGTTATAGGACAAGCCAATGGAACTCTTATCGCTCTTATTGATCGTATTCGTATGCTTGATAACGATCTTATCAGGTTGAATCAGAAAGTAGAAACTGTCATGGAACTACGTGGCAAGACCATTGAGTACGAACGTATCAAGGCCGAACACGAAATCAACAAAGTTTCAGAAGAAGAAGGGCCGCCAATCGGCAAGCGTAAGGCTACAAAAGAAGAAATTAAAGGCGCTGCCGGCGACTGATTACTTCGAGGTAGCTTTGTAGGTACCGTCCCAATCTTTTGGTAAATCTCTAGAGCGCATATCAGCTATACGCTCAATCCACAGTTCATAGTAGTGATCCATATTGCCGTCAAATTCACCAGTGAGTGTCTTGCATAATTCTATAGCGTCATCCCACTTTTGCTGCTTATAATAGGTCAACATACCGTTATGCATATCACGGGCAGTGTTCCATTTAACTGCTACAGTTTCATCAGGCATGTAGAATACAGTAAAAATATTAACACCAATGGTCTTGCCCTTGACTGCAATACAGTCTAAAGGAATAGTAAAGTACTGATCGTTAACACGCTTCTCTGTGCTTTCACTGATAATGATTAGTTGTCCATAGTTCTTGGTTTGACTTTCTAGTCGTGCTGTTAAACTAACTGAGTCACCTAGTACATCATATCCAAATCGGTCTTTACTACCAATGTTACCGATTAGTGTAGGACCGGTGTTAATACCCAAACCCATACCTACACGTGGCTTTCCTTCTCGTTCAAGTTCGATGTTAAACAGTTCAACAGCATGAATCATTTCTAGTCCAGTGCGGACAGCAGCGTGAGCATGATCAGGATCTTGAAGCTCTTGGATCGGAGCACCATGAACGTGCAGACTAGCATCACCAATGAACTTGATCAAGCATCCATTGTTGCGCAGTATAGGTTCAGCAATGGCAGTCATATAACGATTCATTGTTTGTGTAAATGCCACAACGTCATCACCATAGGTTTCACCTAGGCCAGTAAAGTTGCGCATGTCACTCATGATGATGGTAAGGTCTTTCTTCTCTCCGCCTAGTTTAATAAAGCTAGGATCTTTTTGTAGGCGTTCAACAATTACAGGATTTACATAGCTGCCAAACTGTTTCTTAATCTGTGACTTTTGCAAGTACTCGCTTAAAAATTTGACACTATAAGCGTGAATGTATACCAGACTACAGCCAACAACAAACCAAGTGGCGTCCAATAGGATTCTGGAGTTTTCATATAGATAAGATATAGCGAAATGACTGCCGCCGAGAAAGACAACAACAGGAATAAAAGCATAGGTCCACCTTGATAAAAATAGTACTAGTAATCCAGCGGCCAGCAAGGCAATGATCTCAGCTTGGTCAGCCCAACCTGGACGCTGTATGTTGCTCTGCGTCATCATAGTGCCAATGACTGCACCTTGTAGGTATTGTGGCCATACTTCACCTTTGGCTGTACTAACAGGGTTTACCAGACCAGCAGCACTGAGTCCAACAATAACAATACCGCCGTCAAATGATTCAGGCAACTGCATGTAACTGTATTCTCTAGGCGTTGCTGACCAATCAATCCAAACACGACCTTCGTTGTCCGTTGGTACTTTGCCAAACTTAGGAACACGCACAGCTTCTACACCCATGTCACCAATCTTGACTTGGAACTTGGGATCCTTGGCAGCCACACGCAGTGTCTCTAATGCTAGACTAGGATGTAGTTTTTCTTGACTTAGTATGACCATGGGCATACGACGAACAACACCGTCTATCTCTGGAAATGTATTAACAATACCAACACCTGCTGCTAGACTTTCTTGCGGCTCCACATTACTAATCAATCCTGGATACTCAACAACTAGTCCCTTAGGATCCATGCCTATTACTTGTGCAGGTGTTCTATGAGTAATATTCTTTTGACGTTCACTTCCTAGTGCTGGTAATACCACAGGATACTTCTTAAGTGTTTCACCTAGTACGGCATCCTTGCCAAAACGATCTTTCTCTGGCATTAGCACGTTAAACACAACCAGTCCGGCATCACGTCTATAAATCTCTTTAATGATATCAGCATACATGTCTCTAGGGAAAGGAAACTGTCCTAGCTTGTCTAGAGTTGCTTCATCAATGTTGACTGTATAAACAGGAACATCGTTGGCAGGTTGACTAGTTACTAATGTGTCAAAATAACGTAGTCTTACGCTTTCAATAAAACTAGGATCTACAAGACGGATGCCTAATACTAATGCTAGAGTGACCAATGCGGTCCAAGGGTTTAATAGTAGCTTTTTCATAGTAATATTTATCGCTAAATACCTTGGGGAGTAACTAGCCAACAGGTGTTGGTTTTATAGGTCGTCAACACGGTATACATATACCCGGTCTATAGACAAAGCGGTGAGACCATAACTTTAAGGAAGATATGGAACTCTTTACGATCCAGGCCCTTTGGGCATTTCTCGCTATCATTTTGATAGACATTGTATTAGCCGGTGATAACGCTCTTGTTATCGGAATGGCCGCTAACAAATTACCAGAACATCTACGCAAACGAGCAATTCTTTGGGGAACATTTGGTGCTATTGCTATCCGCTTTATTTCTGTAGCCGCACTGACCTACCTATTAATGATTCCAGGGCTACGCTTAATAGGCGGTGCTGCGCTATTGTGGATTGGCTGGAAGTTGGTTTTTGATGAAGGTGATCACGACATTGAAGCCAAAGACACATTCTGGGGTGCCATTAGTACTATTGTAGTCGCTGACGCAGTTATGGGCATAGACAATGCACTTGGTATTGCCGCGGCCGCAAATGGAAATTTTGTGTTAGTCATTGCTGGCCTGTTGATCAGTGTACCTATTATATTATTCGGTGCTGGATTAGTCAGCAAGATACTTGAGAAGTATCCCAACAGTGTGTTCGTAGGCAGCTTTGTATTATTTGCTGTGGCATTTCAAATGGCTATCAAAGAACCTCTATTGCAAGATTGGCTAGAACCTTTAGCCGGTTGGGTTAAGACTGTGCTACCTTGGTGTGCTTCGATGGTAATAACAGCAGTGCAGTATAAGAAAGCTAGAATGTAAAAAAGCCCCGGAAGGGGCTTTTTATTGATTACGATCTTACTAACATAGCAAAACTAAAGGCAAACGCAGGTATTGCTAATGCTGAAAAACTTATAAAAATTAGTGCTCTATCTATTAAATCTGATTTGGCCTTTATCCTAGCGTTTGCTAAGTCTGCTTCTAGTTTAGCACGTTCTTTATACATACGTACACGCTCAGCCATCATTTGTTCCCAAACATCACTATTACCACTATATATCAACAGTTCTTTGAGTTGTTTTTCTGCGTCTCGCAAGGCTTTACTCTGCATGGCAATTTCTATTGACATGGCTCTGATCTGTCCGTCTGTGAGAATCTTTTTGCTGGTTTGTGCGGCTGCATTAGCACTGTGAATTTTATCGCTGTTTTCAAAGAACTTGGCAAACTGTCCGTAAAGGCTGTTGACATCCTTGCCTAAGGCAATGGCCTTTTTAATATAACCAACTGATTGTTGTGCGGCTGTAAAAGCAATGCCAAGGGTAATAGGATCAATCATGTTTTCTTAGGATCCTTATCTTTGGGTGGCGGCTTAGTCCATTCTAAGCATACAACTCGACGATTATAAACATCCCCGGTCCAAGTCCATTTTACACAACGAGGCTCCTGGGCTAGCATGCCTGCCAACATCAATGAGCCTATGGCGTTGAACATACTATGGTCCCGTGCCTTGTGTTACTGAAACACTACATCCAGATAATGTAGCACACTGTTGTGTAATATTAATGTTTTGTGCTGTGGTGCCTTGTTGTATTAGATTAACTGTGCTAGAGCCACCAGCATTGGTCAAGTTGATAGTGGCTTTGTGACTGCCTGCGTCCTTTTGACTGGCAGTAACATTGTGCCCGTTGCCTGTTAGGCTTAGATCAAAGTAACTGCCTGATCCTTGTTGTGTAACATCAAATACATTAGTATTACCGTTGACAACGCCAAAGAATGTTTTCTCACCGTTGCCCATTTGCTTCAGTGTTCCTTGATTGCTATTACCAGTGACATCAACATAGGCAAAGTGCCCACTTGCAGTTCCGCCGTCATTGCTTTGTTTTAGACTCAACGTGTTTGTGCTGCCGTTGATATTTAGACCCATATAGTGTCCACCACTCTCTTGTCCGTCTTGTAAGCCAGTTGTAGGATTACGTGCTTGCCATAAGGTAATGTTATTTGTGTTGCCTGTGACGCTGAATTCAAACAAGTTCTTACCCAGGGTATCACCTTGTTTGATGTTTAAGGTATTGTTGTCACCGTCTATGACAGCGTAGTCAGTGCCACCTAGGCCTGAGATCTTATTATAGTTGCCTGTTTGTTCAATGGTTATTGCATTACCGCTACTGCCAATCTTTTGATCAAGATATAAACTGTTGCCCAATGTAATGTTACTAACACGACTCTTAGCAGAATTCTTCTGCGCTGTTTGATTTACAGTTATGTCGCTAGTAGAAGGCCAAGTAGGAGCACAGTCGGCGCAAACGCTGCCTGCTTGACCTGGATTAGCAGGAGTTCCGCCTGAACCAGTATCAGTACTAGTAACGCCATCATTTAAATCATAGTAGTAGGTAACTTCAGCAATTTGCATACTGTCGCAGTTTAACCCACAGAATTCCCCTGCTTTAGTTGTTGGAAACAATATGAAGTAGTAGATATAGGCAGTAGTATTGCCTGTCGCTATTTCGGGACTAGTCCAAAATCTCGACTCGCTTAAACTTAAACTATCTTGTTTAATCAGTGTCCAGTTGGCACCGTTATTACTACCATACAGTTTATAGCTAGTAGGATCACGGCCACTAAAATCATTAGCAGTTGTAATAGTAAATTTCTGAACCACTCGACCTTGACTTAGTTTGACAGTTACACCTGCATTCTTTTTGTCAAAATTTAGATATTTGGTATTAACATTGCCGTCAAAGGCCTGTGTTGCACCTTCTCCAAACGGACTGTTATTGCTAGTGGGAAATATAGTGCTGATAACCACAGGTGTGCTATTAGTTCTAATCAATTTCCAGTCAGCCGGGGCACTACTCGGTGTAGTTGTAGCAGTTTGTCCTGCGGTCAACGGTACAGTAGAATAGTTAGCGTTGGCATAAGTGTTGGCCTGTGCTACTGTGGGGTTAAGTGTGCCAGTCCATGAAACACCGTTAGTGTTATTCATACCACTTGATCCACTGAATAACTGTCCTGTGTTATTGTCACTGCCCACAAAGAAGAAATAGTCAGGACCCATGTTGACAATCTTACCGGTGCCAATAGTACCTGCTAGTGTGCCATTGCTATTGTAAACTTTACCTTCGTAAGGGTAACTACCATTACCAGTTGCTGCAAATTGAACATATTGTCCTGCTTGCCAACTCCAGGTTCCGTTAAACCAAGGAATCTTATACATAGTACCCGGTTGTTTACTGTAGATTTGGCAGGTAGTAGTATTGAGACAGGCATTGACATTCCACTGACTGTCGGCAATTTGGCTTTGTCCAAACTTGATATCAGTTAGGTCAGCAAATGCATTAGAGCATACGAACAGTAAAGCTAATAATATCTTTTTCATCTAAAGTTCTGATTGATAACAATCTGTCCCACGGCTTTACCACTGCTGAAGTTCCAACTGTTGGTCTGCATGTCCTGTGTAACAATCACCTGCACTTTGGTATCTAAAGGCATAACAACATTAGCATAGTTGCGACTGTTAGGGCTTAGGCTTTCAAACATCCAACCTATTTGTTGTGTTTCGCTTTTATCTTTAAACAATTTCTTAACGTAGGGATTTTCAGTTTCGCTTACTGCGGCCACTTCAGTGACTAAGGCATCTTTGTTAGCGGCAGTATCTAATCCTACCTTAGTAGCAGTGTCTAAATTCTCATCGCCTTCATTGGCACTACGTCCTTGCTTATAAGACTTGTTGCTTCCACCTTTTTCACCTTTACTAGCCACTTGTTGTTTTTCGCCATCTTTAGCATCATCTTTGTCATCTTTGTCTTTGTCGTCTTTTTTGCCGTCTTTCTTCGCATCGCCTGTCTTTTCAGCAGCAGCACGAGCAGCAGCGATCACGCTGACTCCAGTAGTAGTTCTTGGAGGATTAACCATTAGGTTGTTGCCAATGGCCATGCCGTTGAGAGCAACAATAACAGCAGGACTAGGAATACCATTTAATGTTTCAACTAAGGTAGCTTGATAAGGACGATTAAGTTTAACTATGCCTGCCGGTGTCTCTACATCAATAGCGCCACTGCCGCAGGTAAGTCCTTTTAAGTTTACGTTTTGTTCTATTTCACAGGTTGGCATCAACATGATCATACTAGCGCCTGTTTCACTAACAGCCATGACAAAGTCTGTGCCACGAACAGCAATGGCCGCAGTAGGTGTGTTGATTTTTACATTCTTGGGGTCTTTGGCAATACTGCCTGATACATAGCGCACAGTACCTGCGGCAGCTTTAAGTCCTAGTTTTCCGGCACCGCTTTTAGGATCATATACAAAATCGTCAATAATAAGGCTACTCGACTCAGTAACAGTAACGTTCGTATCGTCTTTAAAAACGATCTTGACTTTTCCATTCTTAGTTTCAATCTTGTCATTGGTTTTGATTTCTGTGCCTTTGACAATTTGAATTGTATCTTTACCACGCTTGATAATAGCAGTACCGGACGATTCAGTAACCGATCCGATATCTGCCCATGCCGACACGGCTGTGATCAAGCCTATGATAAGAGCAGCAACTCTCATTGCCGTTCCTTAGTTCTTCTGTGTTATATTGAATATACCGCTGTTGGATATACTTTTGATATTAACCACGTTGTCAATAGTTCCAGTTTGGCTGATAGTAAACTTGTTGCTGTTACCAGCCAAGTCAACCCAAACACTACTACCAGCTGCACCAGTTGAACGCTGACTGATGTTAAACTCGTTAGTATCACCTACCACTTTGATTGTGTCAGTGTGCTTGCCACCAATAGCATCAATGAAGAACTTGTTGGTGTTGCCCGTTACATCAATAGCAGCTTTCAAGTCGTCGCCTGTGCCACGATATTGAATTTCATTGCTGTTGCCTGTGAACTTCATGTTTAGGTCAGCTGCTTTACATCCCGTTAGTGCTGTAGTTCCATCGCTGGCATTGCCATAACCGCAGGCCACGTCAGCTTTGTTAGTGTTACCCAACTGCTGAATAGTCACGGTTGCGCCAACACCTGTGCCTGTGGTGTCGTTCTTTACTTCTAGGTTGATTTCGTTGCTGGCACCAACTTGGTTAGTAACAATCTTCTGATCAATGCCACGTAGGTATACTGGACGAGCAGCTGATCCTGCTTTGTTACCTGATCCATTTTGTGTCATATTGACATTAGGATTGTCACCGCTTTGATCGATAAAGATGCGGTTAGTTGTGGCAATGGCTAGTGAGGCTGTTGCGTTAGGGCTAACAGTTACCATTGTTGGGATTGTGGCTGCACTTGGTGCAGTTACAGCAGTCTGGGCCATTACTGGAAATGCTGCTGCTAATAATATTGTTATAATTGTTTGTTTCATTTTTTGCTCCTAACCTTGTGGGTTATTTTTACTTCCAGAACTGGATTCGTGTCCAGATACTCTTCTCTTTGCTTCCTTCAACACTTTTTCCGCTATCGGACTGCTGTGGTGAGGATGCAGTTTTGGCTGCGTCTTTGGTCTTGGTTTGTGCTTGAACCAACTCATTGGACTTCTCCTTGAATTGCCACAGGCCACCACGCTCTCCCTTTTTAATCAACTCAATAACCGCTGTTTCGATTGCTGAACGTAGGGCATAGTTACCTGGCTCGTTAAATGTTTGGCTTGAATCAAATTCAAATGCCTGTGTTGCTTGGTTGAAAAACTTCAACGCAGTGGCACCGTCGGCGGTGCTGAGCAAGTTCTTTTCCACTGTAACAGTGGTTAGTACTTCTCCAGTTTGAACACTGACCAAACGTAGGCTGATCACAACCACGTCTTGAGTATAGGCGGTAGATGTTCCAATACCTAACCAACGAGCACCTGTGCCGCCTGTTAGTGTATTGCTGTTATAATCAATAATGCCACCTTCTAGAATAACACCAGCCATTTGCAATGGTGGTAACGGTTTGGCATTAGCGCCTTCGTAGATCTCACGTGTCTGTTTGATCATCTGACGCTCTTTTAACAAGTTGTCCAAGCCAACACGCTCAACAACTGTGAACCATTGACGATTACCAACTTCTTGTAAACTCTTCATTAGGTATGCTTCAGCACCCTGGGTGACTGCTGTTGAAAACAAGCTGAGTGTTGAACTTGGCTTTCGCTGTCCTGTTAGGTCTTTGAAACCATACACTGCCACTGTCACTGCCGGACCTGCTGGTGCAGGAACATTGGCAAAACTCTTGTTGATTGTGTCTGTAACTGTAGCTTCTTCTTTGATTTGTGTACTGCCCCATGGACGTACGGTTGAACATCCAGCTAGGGCTACTACGGCTAATGTGATTAAGGATAATTTAATTGCTTTCATATTTTCTCCTTAAAAACTAAAACTAGCAATTGGAACTATAACTCGAGTAACAGTACCTTTGGCATCTACTACTGTCAGTGTAACTTTGTCGTTGGCCTTGGCCCAGGTAACTGTATTACCATCTAGAGCAAAGTTACCTGTTGTTGGATTCACGCAACCTGGAATCGCCGTGCCATCTGCGGCAGCGCATTTGTTTGTGAATAGGTTGTTGCTTAACTGTGTTGCAAGTTGAGCATATACTTGACTTTGAAATAGACTCATGAATCTATTCAACGGGGTGTTTAGCAGTTCAGCCTCAGCTTTGGCAATGGCTGCTTTTTTGTCTGCTTCGATAGCATCACGTCGTGACTTTTCAATGCTGTCAATGGTCAACACATGACTGCTAAATCCAATGCCACTAAAGGCTGGATTTTTAAATTGTTGTACTAACTCTGCTTGTGCAGTCGTGGATAATGCCAGCATCATCCCTAGTGTCACTAAGGTTTTCTTCATCGGTTCGCTCCCGGGTTTGTAATGTATTTACCGGGAGTTGTGCTAGAATAAACTATGAGTTATCTAAAGACAGATGACAGCCGCAATGGCCAAGTAAGATGCTTGATGCGCTAGTTGATCTAGGCCGAATTGATTCCAAAATAAGGGTTTAGTATTGTCTTTGCAACCGTATTTTACCTTGGTGTAATCTATTACATAATGATATACGCCTTCAATAACTGCTACAGATATCATTGTAACAGCACTGATTGGATGAAAGAAACTAAAAATCAACAATAATACTAATGTTCCCCAGACATGATCTAGCGTATGACTTATGCCAACAGGATCTAGCCACACACCTTTTTTAACGGTCTGCATATAGGTCTGTATCTTAAAATCAGCATACCAGTGCTTGATTTGAAACAGTAGTAAAAGTGCAAGAATTTCCATGTTAGCTATTTATATAGCTGAATTTATTTCAATTCAGGAAAAAGACAGTCCTGGATAAACATTTGGACATCTTCCTCGCTTAAACCTAAACTGACCATTACTTTAGGAGTATGTGGGTTTTGCTTTTGGTTTTGAGCATAGTAATTCTGCTGATCTTTGGTGCTTTCTGCAGTATTATTAGTTTCTCCCACACATTCTGTGTAGTGATTAACTAGTATATGTGCTAGACTTGCAATCTGTGCTAATTCGCTTTCGTCGCTGACATTGCCCGCAGCAATCATATGCGGACTAAAAATACGCTCTGCCCATTCGGGAAGTTTACGTGGTTTATTCCAGTCGTATCGGCCAACTTCTTCAGCAAAGTATTCAATCATAGGATGATCAAAATCACCTGTAGGACTATAATCAATAAAGCAACCTGTGATCTTATTCTTACCTGCTATTACGTCAAAGCCAAAAATAGGAGCAGGGTTGTGTGTATGTGGAAACACACAGCAGTGCATCATCCATAACCCTTTACTTTCTCGAGCATCTACAACATCAATGTGAGCACGACGATAACGATCGCTAGTCCAGATGCGATTAACCCAACCTGGCTGATTAAATCTTTCCATCCCAGATTCATTAACCTCTTGACCCGTGCGGCTGAAGTTATCTTCCAATAGATGTTGGATCTCAACTAACTTTTCCCAAACTTGACTCATCAGTGCCTTTCATTGTTTAGAGCCTTCATTATCTTGATAGCCCATTCAAAGGCTATTCGAGCTTCGGGTCCTAGGTCATCAGTGAGTTCAGCACGGATGGCTGCTTTTAAATTATGTGCATCGTCAAAGTCATAGAATCTTCCTTGACCCGGCGCTTTCTTTTTAATAATTTGTCCGCCAAACAAGTCTCCCATATGACGACAATACATATGAGCTTTTATCAAATGTTTTCTTTCAGGATTCATATTGAGTTCTAAAAGATATTGATAGTACTCAATGGTAACCGGCAACCAAAACAAGTTGTGATGTGGACCAACTAGTTCTATACAATCTTGATAGATCTTGTGTGTTCGTTCAATATCTTTTAGATTGGTCAACATTCCTTGACTTTTACAGGCAGTTTCGATACCGTTATAGACCAGCACCATTTGCCAAAGATAATTAGCATATTCTTCTGCGGTAAAAGACCCGCTGACCAATTTCGTTGCGAAGATTGTTTTTTCTGCTTCTTCGTGCAGATCGTGTGTGATTTCTCGTAGACTCATAATATGTATATTTAATTCTTTAATTTGAACTTCAAAAGAAAAATCAGGAGGTCTTTCTCCTGATCTAATTTAACAGTATATATCTGTTCATTTTGCCTTTGAAAATGCCATCTTTGGCCTAATGGGCCAAACAAACTTTCTAGATATGCTATCAAGGTTCTTTTTCCTTTTTTCCCAGAAGTTTGATTGCCGCTTCTACAATCAAAAAGAGTTAGCCAATATTGAAATCTCTTTGTGCCAAGATCAGTGTATTTTATAACTCTGATATCTTCTTGATTCATGCATCTGGTTCAATGGTTACCACTAAAGGAAATCCATTTTGTCTTGCAGCCTGAGTAGAATCGATGCCTTTTTGTTCGGCGATTTCGTGTGTATAGATTCCTGCTACCGCACTACCCGTGTTGTGTATTTCCAAGGTAATGTCTTTGGCTCGATCCTGTGCGTGTTTGAATATTTCAGTTAACACTTCGATGACAAATTCCATAGGAGTTTTATCATCGTTCAGCAATACAACTTTCCATAGCTTTGGTGGCTGTAAGGAAACTGTTATTTTTTCATCAATTTTTAAATCAGTGGACATATTTTTATTTGCTCCAAATTAGGGGAGTAAGTCTCCCCTAATTAATTACTTAATTTCCACAATATCAATGATACGTGGTTTTTCGGATTCCGGAACGTTACGGAAAAGTTGAATTCTCAACATACCGTTTCTAATCTCGGCTACCTTAACTTCCATGTGCTCTGCTAAAGTAAAAGTTTTTTCAAAGTCTCGTGTAGCAAGTCCACGATGAAGGTACATGGCATCTCCTAAAGACATTTCTTTAGATTCGCCAAATACGCTCAATTGATTGCGCTCGACTTCTACTCGAATTTCTTCCTTCTCAAATCCAGTAATTGCAATTTGAATTTCGTATTGGTCTTCATTCCATTTGAGGATATTAAATGGAGGATAGTTGGTAGACACTTGGTTGGCAAATCTGCGTTCCATTTGGTCAAACATTGTGTCAAATCCCACAAGTGCTCTGCTCAGTGTGTCTAATCTCGATAGTTGATTGTTGTTCATAATAGTCTCCTTATAAAGTAAGAACAATGGGGGCCTCGAAAGTACCCCCTATTTGACAATTAGCTAAACTTAGTTTCAGTAAACGTAGCGTCTACCACATTGTCATCTGCTTTGGCTTCTGGTTGAGGCGCCTGAGCTGCCTGTTCCTTGGCCTGCTTTTTATCCAATAATGTTTTCATTGCCGGATAAACCTTGTTGAGTTCTTCAGTGATCTTTTCAGGGTCTGTGCCTTTGGTAGCTTCTTCTACTGCTTTGATCACTGTTTCTAACTCAGTGATTTCTGTTTCAGAAAGTTCTGAACGGAACTCTTCTAGATCTTTACGTACTTCGTGCATCTGTGCTTCAGCACCATTACGTGTTTCAATCAGTGTACGTGCTTTCTTATCTGCTTCTGCATTGACTTCAGCATCTTGAACCATACGCTCGATTTCTTCTTTGCTCAATCCACTATCTGATTTAATAGTGATTTTGTTTTCTTTGCCGGTGTTTTTGTCTTTGGCGCTGACGTGCATGATACCGTTGGCGTCAATGTCAAAACTCACTTCAATCTGAGGTTGTCCTCTGCGTCCTGGTGCAATACCTTCTAGGTTAAACTCGCCTAGTAACTTGTTATGTTGTACGAGTTCGCGTTCACCTTGAAACGCTTTGATGGTCACAGCAGGCTGGTTGTCTTCTGCTGTAGAGAATGTTTGACTAGCTTTAGTTGGGATAGTTGTATTCTTTTGCACCAGCTTGGTCATAATGCCACCCATGGTCTCAATGCCTAGACTCAACGGTGTAACATCCAACAACAAAACGTCATTGCGATCACCACCTAGAACAGCACCTTGAATGGCGGCGCCTGCGGCCACAGCTTCGTCGGGGTTAACATCTTTACGGGGTGCTTTGCCAAACAGTTGCTCAACAGCTTCTTGTACTTTAGGCATACGTGTTTGACCACCAACAAGAATAACTTCGTCGATGTCAGTGGCGGTAATGCCTGCATCTTTCATAGCTGTGCGGCAAGGTGCTAGACTACGTTCGATTAGATCAGCTACAAGACTTTCTAGTTTTGCACGGGTGATCTTTACCACTAGATGTTTAGGACCACTAGCATCAGCTGTAACGTATGGAAGATTGACTTCTGTTTGTGCAGAACTCGATAATTCAATCTTGGCTTTTTCAGCAGCATCTTTTAAACGCTGTAGGGCAAGCATATCTTTCTTGAGATCGATTCCGGAATCTTTCTTGAATTCATCAACTAGGAATTCCATAATGCGTTGGTCAAAATCTTCACCACCTAGAAAGGTGTCACCATTGGTGCTTAGTACTTCGATTTGTTTGTCGCCTTCCACGTTCGCGATCTCAATGATCGATACGTCGAAAGTACCGCCACCAAGATCATAAACAGCAATCTTCCTGTCAGCTTTATCAGACTTATCAACGCCATAACTAAGAGCTGCCGCAGTAGGCTCGTTAATAATACGCAGTACCTCCAAGCCGGCAATCTGTCCAGCATCCTTGGTAGCTTGTCTTTGGCTGTCGTTAAAGTACGCAGGAACTGTGATAACTGCTTGAGTAACTTCATGACCTAAATAATCCTCCGCTGTCTTTTTCATTTTACGCAGAACTTCTGCTGAAATCTGCGGAGGAGCAAGACGTTGTTCTCCTGCCTTGACCCAAGCATCACCATTACCGTTTTGGATAATTTCATAAGGCATCAGGTCGATGTCCTTTTGAACTGCATCCTCAGTGAATTTACGACCAATCAAACGCTTGGCAGCATAGATGGTGTTTTTGGGATTTGTTACTGCCTGGCGTTTTGCGCTGGCACCAACTAGAATTTCATTGTTGGTGTAGGCAACCACGCTGGGTGTAGTTCTAGCACCTTCTGAATTCTCAATAACTTTGGGAATTCCATTTTCGACGATAGCCACGCAAGAATTCGTGGTGCCGAGGTCAATACCGATGATCTTAGACATAATATCTCCTTATAAAGTAAGATCTAAATTGTGAGCACTATGCTCTGTAAATTGCCCTATTGGTACAATTTACGATTTTATTTATCTTTGATGTGCCAACGGTTGAAAAAGTTCACCGTTGATACTACTAGCAGTTCGTAATTTTTTATAAACATTCTGAACACCTACTGCTTGATTCCAAGCATCTTCAAGGGCATGATGTTTTAGTACAGGAGGCCGGTTAGGATTGATTCCAATGTCAAATATAGTGCGAGTATCGCGTACTTCCCAGAAACTCCAAGGAATAGCTTTGCCTATCTTGCGAAAATAATGTTCTAAAATAATAACATCAAATCCTGCACCATGACTCCATACTCGCTTGCCGCCCCAACAAAACTTATACAGTTGTGTCATTGCTTCTTCGATAGAAATTCTATTTGCAGGATCAAATGCTTCGTCCTGAGCAGCTTGGCTTTGATTGGACCACCAGTCTAAGGTAGCCTGACTAACCGTAGCACCAATCCGATCACAACTATCAACATCAACACGGACATAAAATTTCTCACATTTTGGGTCATTAACATCGTCACCAAACGGATCAAATTTAACTGCTCCGATAGTAAGGATAGTTGCGGTGGGGAGTACGTCTAGCGTCTCCAAGTCAATCATAATATCTGTGTTCATACAGCTATTATACTACCTTTCTGACCAATGGTCAATAGATTAAAACATTTTTTTAGGAAGTTGTTGTTCTCTGAGCTTTTTATTCCAACGTGCTTTGGCTGCGCCAGCTTTGCGTTTGCGCTCAGTTGTGGGTTTTTCATAAAATTCACGGGCACGTAGTTCTTCCAAAAGTCCACTGTCGTCTATTTTCTTTTTGAATCTTCTTAGAGCTTGATTGATATTTTCGTTTTCTTTGACAAAAACGGTATTACCAGTTAGTCTAATTGTATTATTGTTGTTCATAAGTTCCTATTACGGTTTCTAATAATTTGATGCAGTCATCAATACTATATATAGCCTTTGTATTGACCTTAGCTAGGTTTTTTAGTATCCCAAAATAAGATGAATTACGTTGTGCAGCCATATAACCAGTTATTAACTGATTTTCGTGTTCCGCATTAAAGATTATATGGTGACTCTTGTGTTTTTTATCAAACAACCAATCTGGACTACTGTTGTTCCAGATATAAAGAACCACCATTGGTAAATTATTGATTTTCGACAATGCTGTAGATAATAATTGTGTTTGGTCAGCGGTAAGATTGACCAGCAACAATCTCACACCATCGTAGGCTACGTCATCGGGATCGGTGACCAAAATCACTTTACTGTTCATCTTTTTTTGCTTTCACACGTTGCCAAAGAGTGGACTTAGTCTGTTCTGCATTTTGAACGTATTCTACACTTCCTTGGTTTTCTTGATCTGCTGTGTCCCTTGTTTCTCCAACCAGGTCACTGTCTTTTTTTTTAGATTCGTCTGCGAGAACACGTTGTTCTTCTATCCATTTGGCAGCTTCGCCAGCAGCATCATCGTGATCAGGCTGCGGCCTTAGATAAGATTGCCAGGGTAGTTCTTTGATAACATTACGTTCAAAAAGTTTTCTCTGAAGTTTCAAACTGCTGTCAGGATGATCTGCTTTCCAACGGGTCATTGCAGATGCTTCACTTTCAGATGCTTGCGCCAATTCATCTTCATCAGTGTGCTCTTCTTCTGTCGGTTCCTCAGTTTTATGGACCTGTGGACCCACTCGAAATTCTTCCGGTACTTGACTTACCCACGGTTTTAAAAGATAAGGATGTTTTTCAAAAATACCCAATTCTCTGTCTTCGACTGATAGTGTTGGTCCTTGAACCGGGAATGGCCATAATGGGCTGCCGGCCGGAATAAAAGGTTCTGCTTTTATTTTGACATCTTGCTCTGCGGCTTCTTGATCTAATTGACGAGCACGTTCTTTGCCTTGTTCGAACCATTCTTTTACTGCTAACTCGTCGTCTTCTTCTCGAGCAGTTCGGAACCATTGAAAACTGTATTGACTGGCCAACAACAAGATCACTGCCAGAGGATCAAATACCGCAACAATAATAATGATTACCCAGGTGACAGCTTTTTCTAATAGATTGGCATCTGGATTGCTTCCGTAAATAAAAGAAGCTATGTATTTTATTGGTCCAACCTCGGCCTCCACTTTTCGAACCTCTGCCGCAATAGGTGCTCTCTCACTGTTAAGTGTAGAGATGGTCTTTTGCGATTGAGCAATTTCTTGAGTAATACGGCCGCGATCTTTTTGCTGGGCTTTACGAATTGCGACTGCTTTTTCGGCACCCTTTTCATCTGTTGAGCGACCCATAACTTGGTCCACTGCCTCATCAAGTTGTTTGAGAACTTTACGATTTGCATCTATATTTTCTTTTTCTGTTTTGATTTTCTCATCATAGACGGCAATCCTACTTTGTACGTCACCGCTTACAAGACTTTGATCACTATGTGCTTTTGATAGGAATCCAAAGATACCCATTGATGTTATCACCATTAGGATAGCAATGGCCGCAATTAGATACGACCTAATAAAAATAGGAGCACGGGCCCAATTTATCTTGAGCCATACGGTGGCAATTAATTTGCTGACCTCTAACACAACACCCATTACAATAATAGGTATAACTGCGGCCGCAAAGATTGAAACAAGGCCAGCCACGCTGTACCAAATTGCCACAGCAGATATAGTTAGTCCGCTTAGAAGAGCCAACCAGGCTATGATTTTATCACTTAGATTTATTTTCATTGAGCTAGTATTTACCGGCCTTTAATAAAGTTAAAAACTATACTAAATTTATTTAAAAAATATCAGCGCCATCATTACTGCTTGGACAATAAACCCCAATCCGATAGTAACTACATTGAGCATATCTTTTTGCACCGTGGCTTTAACAAACAACAAGGTCAGGCCGCCCCAACATAACAGCACAAGATCCACTGCGGGCATCTTGTCAGTTAGGCCGCTCATTACTGCAAACAGACTAGGAACAGTAGCAGCGTGTAAGACAATAACTGCCAACCAACCAAATGTTTCTGCTGAAATATGACTGACCTTAGCCGTAGCCCAAGTTTTAAATTCTTGAAGATTTTCAAATTGGGGTAACGGATTAAATTTATTTAGATTAGCCATTTGTTTTCTTTCCTTTGTAAAAGATATGATTACCGATTGATCCAATTTTTTCTAAAGGCCAACGAGGATTGACATAGTTAGCATGATAATACAATGCTTCTTTCATTACGTCAAGTCGAAAGCCTTCCAATAACACTTTCTTGGCCACAGCCATACTTTCATTATAAGCTGATTGGTTAACAGGTCTAGCTTTGTGAGCAGTGTCACAGTACCATGAGAATTGGCAAATGACTCTGTCTATCACTACTGACTTTTGAAAAACAACTGCACAGACATCTTTTGGGAACGAAGGATGAGCCGCCCTGTTCATAGTGACCTGTGCTACTGCTACTTTGCCTTCAAAGTTTTCGTGGCCTGCTTCGCGATAGATATTCATCGCTAGACATTCTAGTTGTCGTTCTCTAGTTTTGATTGACACAATATCAGGCGATGATAACATCTGACCCTCACGTAGCTTTGCCATTTTGGTCTGAGTAATACTTTGCACCAACATGGCTACTACAACTAAGCCCATAACATAGGCTGTAAATCTAAATAACTTTTCCATAAGTCCTCCTTTGACTTGGTGTTGTAAAACTTCTACAACATTACATAAAGGGAGTTAACTTCACGAGGCTCTGACAGAACCCTACTTTCGTGTAGTTGTCTCCATTAGCCACCACAACTTGTGGTACCTTTGGCGACCCTTGGCATCCCGAAAATACGGGTTTCTCATTGGCCAAGACCCGCGGACATGATTTTGATGGTATCTCTGTCATGTCAACTATCTCAGTTTCTTTGCGAAACGTTTAATATATACCCCATAGATTCGAAATCTCCCGAGAAACTGGTGATTATCGACGCATTTTGGAGATATCTTGTGCTTCTTCGTCCGAAAACACAGGCACCGCATTTGACTTGTGCATAGTGGCAATGCCTTTGACCTTGGTTCCTGTGTAGACTGGATTAGGTCGCAATACTGCATTGCCACCTGTGTTCACGCTCTTGATGTGAGCAGTACTACGGTCTGCCGGAATGGCAAGACTGTAATTTCCCTTGAGTGGTTCTGCAGACAATGCTCGTTTACGCTTCTTGTCTTCAATTTCTACAGCCCATTTCTTCTGTAGTTCTTTCCAACTTTCGTCCAATTCTCTAGCCTTTCTAGCGTGTTCAGCTGATGCAAACTTTTGCTTGCCTTTGCGTTTACCTGTGGTACTAAGCCACGGGCCTTCTAAATGCATTGTCAAAAGAAACCTCCAAACTTGTTAAACTATGTTAGTAGTATAACATTTAGTTTGGAGGTTGTCAAGACCCAATATTACAAATCTATAGTTTCGGGATCTACCAATGCCAATTCTTCAAATCCCCAACTCCTTTCCTCGCAAGAATAACATAAATTGCATTTTCCTCTGAGCTGCCGAGAACAAGAATGTGTATATGGTATTATAAAGTCAGTTCCTAGTTTGTACAATATATCAGTCATGTGTGGTTTAAGTAGATCCAAAAAAGGTTGCTGATACAATGGAGTTTGTTTGTAGACAAAACCTAGGCTGCCTTTGAATATTTTAATATCCGGCGATGGCATATTGTTTCCGCTCAGATAAATTTGTCCGTTAAACTGTTTGCATGTTTCAGCAACAACATTAGAGTCCATTCTTCCCTGGCGAATTGCCTCTTCAGTATTAGGAATATTATTCACGTGCAATATGCCAACTTGAAAATGGTCTTCAAACTGCTTTAAAATACGAGTTGCATACCTTGTCTCGCCTGTTGGTTTTTCTATAGTGAAAGCAGTCAATGATACTGTTTTTAATCGATCAGTCTGATATAGTTCTGTTAAAATTAAAGATAACATTGCAGACGAGTCTAAACCGCCCGACATAAAAATTCCAATATTATCTACTTCCGGAATAGTAAAAGTAAACTCGCGTTCTAGGTGTTTAGGTCCAATTGTTATTTTCATACTGTGGTTATTTATTAAATACAGAATGACCACTGATCCTAAATTTGCTTTTCCTACTAAACCAAACGACTTTTCATCGTCTTTAAATATCGATGTATCAACCGAACATTTAATGTGCGAAATGCAATTAAGTGCAATAGGTTGCTGGGAGCCTTTAGATTTTTTAATTGATCAGTCAATTTGGGAAGACGACAAGGGTAGGCTTAAAGACCTATGGCGACCGTTCCAGCCAAAAGAAGGAATAACCAACGATAGAGATTCAATTTTATTGTTTGGGTTGAACGGTGACACTGCAATCAGTCCAACGGGATTGTCGCACGTTCACGCAAAAATAGGTCGTTTTCCAAAAGAAACTGAATTTACCTATCCAACTGATGCTGTTCCTCTACTACATTCTTGTCAGGAAATTATGGAATTCTTCTCCCCTATGTGTCGTAGTTTTATCATAAGATTAAATGCCGGCGGCTTTTACCCAAGACACAGAGATCACTTTTTACTTAATCGTGATACATTTAGGCTTGTTACTTTTTTAGGTAACTCGAGCGATAATTTGGAATGGGAAGTAGAAGGTAATATTAAAACATTTTTACCAAATACTACCTACTATATCGATACTAGAAAAATGCATAGACTATCGTCGTGGAATCACGGCTCAACTATGATAGTATGGAATGTTCGAAAAACATGGGTCAACGTTCTAAAAGTTTTAACACGATTAAAACATAAATGAACAGTATCAGCTGTTCAACACCTTAGCAACTGAATTCATAACTGCCGCGATTCTACCAATGTCACGCAGTTGCTCTACACTATAGCCTTCTGTTTTTAGTGTTTCATAATGTGCTTTCACACAGAAGTGACACTTGCCCACAATACTAGCTGCCAAAGAGAATGCTTCAAAATTTGCCTTAGTAGTTCCGCCGTGACTAGCAATAGCGTTCATGCGTAACTGTGCTGGCAATCCTTTTAGACTAGGATCATCTGCCATTTCAACGTAAGGGTACCATACATTGTTCTGTGCCATAATACTAGCGGCTGTCATTGCAGAGTCAGCATGTACTGGAGCATCTGCTAACAACACCGCAAGCACCTTGCCGTTGCCAGTTGCGGCCAATGCAGCCACAGCACACCCCATAGCCACATCTGCATCTAGTGTACTACGCAAAAGGACAGCGTCCAAGTTTAACTTAGTGTCCTTTGCGTATTCTGGTAATACGCCTTTTACTGATTCAATAAAACTCATTTTATGCTACCTCATCTTTCTTATCGCTAGGGAATTTTGCACTAGTGTATCGAATAACCAATACGCTGATGGCAATAATAAATGTGGAACCAGCCACTGACAGCATCTCAACAATGTTGATGGGCTGGTGACTCATGATGTCTACCATGTGCCGGGTCAATGCAGTTATTGCTATGTAAAGTAGAAACCTAACAGGCATATGATTGGTTCTAAAGTAAATCCCAACCATGGCCCCAATTTCCAAATAGATAAACATTAGCAACAAGTCGGCAACTCCGGCATGGTGCTTCTGGAACATTTCAAAAAACGTCCAGCCAGCGGCCCATACCGTTGCGGCGCCTATTCCAAAAAGTGCCAATCGGTGAAAAATATCAACTAAAGTATTTCCAACACGATCAACATTTTTTGTGTTTAACATTATAGAGTCTCTCCGCCCACTGTACGATTACAAGCACAGAGTTCACCTGTTTGTAGCGCATCCAACACACGAAGTGTTTCTTCTGGGCTACGACCAACATTTAAGTTATTGACTGTAACATGCTGAATCTCGTTGCTTGGATCAACAATGAATGTGGCACGTAATGCCGCACCAGCTGGAGCATAGAACACACCCAGTTGTTCAATCAAGCTCAACTCACCACGCTGTGTATCAGCAAACTGGTGATGTGTGATTTTCTTCAAATCAGCGTGTGCAGTCTGCCATGCTACTTTACAGAACTCATTATCTGTTGAACCTGTTAGCAGGACTGCATCACGGTCAGCAAAGTCTTGTGTCAACTTGTCGTAGGCCACAATCTCTGTTGGGCAAACAAATGTAAAGTCTTTTGGATAGTAAACGATTACTTTCCACTTGCCTTCGAAACTATTTTCTGTAATAGTGTAGAACGCATCTTCTGGTTGTCCTGGCTTGACACCTGTAATTGCGAATGGGGCTAATTTATCTCCAACTGTTTTCATGCTTATATCTCCTTGTGTGTGAATGAAACAATAATTATTGTACATTTATTTACGCTATAAATCAATGGTTTTCCATTAGTTTTGACTAATATTTTTTAATGGCACTAATAGGAAGAACTAATAATAGAAAAGGCTCCGAAGAGCCTTTGGTAAATTGTAAAGTGTTTACACTACCGGAGTATACTCAATACCTGTAGTTGCTAGACCAACTAACCCAATAGTAGTTTCAAAAGCTGCCAACTCGCTGGCAGCAACTAAGACGTCAGCCTGACTCAACTTGTTGTTGGTCATCCATGCTGTGTAGTCTGTAACCTGTGTCAATGTAGCATCAGTGCCGTAGACATTTTTGTAAACGTGCTTGATAAATGTTTCATTGCTAACACCACCTGCATCTGTTTTGTAAACATCTGTGGCTAACAATGCTGTGGCTAATTCCTTGTTGGTCCAACCTGAATCAGCAAGTCGAATGCCAACACCTGTATAGGCTTTGGTAACATCAGCTGTACCAAGTGCGGCAGCTAACAATGCGTAAACATCACCTGCACGACCTGCGGCATCATAGGCAACAGCCTTGTCCGTGAACACCACACGCTCGTGGTTGGCAAGATTGAATTCCATGTTGCTGACCAATGTGCTGGCTAACTTTACATTGTCAGCAGTTTTAGTAACTGTGAACTCTGTGCTCTTGCCACCCATTGCATAAGTGTCAACTCCGGTAGTACCAGTAACGTCAACTGTGATATCCACTGTGCCATCACCTGCGCGACCTGTACCCACTACACCAAAGGTGGCAATCTTACCTGCGGTGCCAACTGTGGCCACTGTGACGATCAAGTTGTTAGCCACTGCGCCGCCTAATGCTGTACCAGCAAGGGTGATTGTGTCGCCGGCAAGGTAACCTGTACCTGCACTGGCTGCTAGACTGTCTAGAACAACAGAGTATACTCCGTCTGTTTTAGTAACATCAAACGCAGCACCGGTTCCGGTTCCGCCTGTTAGGCCTGTGACATTTTGATAAGTTGCGTTAATTGGTTTGTCTTTGATCGTGATTGTTGTTGTCATAATTTTCCTTTTTAATAATATGAGTCATAAACTTAATTAGTGGTTTATACTACCATTATACGCAAAATATCAAACAAAACTTGTGCGTACACGCACAACTTCGATGTGATAATTGATTAACTTTACCAAAAAACCCGCCGAAGCGGGTTTTTTGATTGTATTTAATTTACTCGACAATGAATAAATTGTTAAATCTATCTTCTGCTTCTTGATCTGTGATATCGTCGATAACCTCTGGCTCTTCTATATGTAGAGCTAGGAATCCTGCCATAGTTATTGTTTCTGCTTCAGCATCTAATGAGCTAATCCACTCTTTCATAAACTGTTTTGGTAGACAGAAGTAAAAACGTTTTCTTATTTGCTTTTGTTGCTTGTACCAGGGTTGAGCAGAAACATACTTTATATAACTAAACACAAATTCGTACGGAAGGGAAATGCCCTCTTCGTTCTCAGTTGCGGTATTCCAATATACCTTAAATTTGTCTGTTAGGTTGTCAGCCATATTTTTTAAAGGAACAGTCCTACAGCACCCCGGACTACTATTTCTAGTAATGTCATATTCACAATACCCAAAGTAATCAGTACTTCCGCTAGACGGATTAGATGTAAAGTAAAAACTAGGTTGCGGATTTGGATTTAGTTCGTATACAAAACTACATTTTTTTAATGCTATATTTCTAAAATAGAATCGTGTTACTTTACGTTGCTGAATTGGTTTATAATTTTTGTCATCTGCAAAAATTGATAAATCTTTGACTACTGTTTTAACTTCGTTTATATAATCTGCAATTTGTTCTAATTTAGACTGTACTTTAACAGGGTCTTTACTGCTAAGAATTTTCAAATGGAATTTTTTATTGTGCGTTAAATCTGTAGCCAATGACGCCGCAGTAACGGGATTACTAAAAATCCTAACCAATCTATTCTTAAATTCTGTTTGAGATTCACCAGGCGAACTAATTAGAAAACTTTCTGCAGGAACTGACCCTAAGTAAGTTTTTTTAAAAATTTGCTGAAATGGGATATCTGGTGATAATAGTTGTAATACTTCATCCACTGGCTCTTCTACTCCATTATGTAGAGTATTGTAGTTAGTAGTGTCGCCACCAATCTGCATACTAAGTACAATCAGTCCTTGTGCTACATTATCAAACTTGGATGGATCTACGTCGAACACTGCTACAATTTTAAAATACTTTTTTAAGAAGTTTTTAAATTGTAGATAAAATTTAGAATCGTTAGTAACTAGACTTTTTGGAATAACATAATGGATCCCGCCAGTATAGTTATTGGTAATCATAATGTCTGCCGTTTTTATAATAAAGAAAACAGCTTCTTCTCTAATACCAGTAACTTCATACTTGTGTGCTAGTGCTTTTACATATTTTTTATGTGTAGTTAAACTGTATGCAGGGCTTCTAAAAGGAACATTGCCAATAAAAGATACACTCTTATTTTCAAAAACTAATTCTTTATCAATGTCATAAAAATTAGAATGGTACAGATCCAAATTAGGAAATCGGTCAACTCCCTTGTCGTACCATTCTTGATCAAGCTCAACTCCCACAATTTTTTTGTCAGGATACATTTCGATCATAGGTTCAATGAACCCGCAGCCCCCGAAACTAGGTTCAATTACAATATCAGAGTCAACTTTTATATTACCCAGAATTTCTTTAACAAGATCCACGGGTGTAAAAAATTGTCCTAACTGATATTTTTTTGATTGTATATTTTTTTCTTCTAGCATTTTATATTTAGTACACCAAGTTTTCGTATTTAGATAAATCGTATTTAGATAAATCTGTAAGGAATGGAGTTTCCCATGTGATGTCTAATAAGAACAAATCATGGAATTTTTCCGGTCTACTAATTTGTCCTTCTGTAGTGTGTCCTCGGTGTTGTGATTGTAACGGTATCATACCTTTAGTGAAATTATCAGCACCCGCGGTGGTTGAGATTAGGTGATAAGGAACCCAGTAATGCACAGCACCGTTGCCGAACACCGCAGAAAACAATCCGTAGTCAGCTTTGTCTGGATGTATCTGTTGAAAAGTGCCGCCACCGATATAATTATAACCTTTAGTAGCAAGCGGATTCTTTACAAGTTTCTTAGTACGTGCGCCTGCTTCTAGAGCATATCCTCTTTTTTCAATTGCTTTTGTAGAGTCACCTTTGGCTATTACAGTATATTTGATTTCCACACGGGCTCCCCGTAAATTTTGCAATTTAACAACAGCAGAGTCTAAAGTGGCATCATGGGTTTCGTCTTGCTTTTCTAATAGCCCAGATGATGCACGTATTTTATCTTCCCATATATCACCTTTACGTTTAGATGAAATGGGAGCTTGTACAGGATAATACATTGCGTCAGGTAATCCATAAAACTCAGTCCACCGTGTTCGGTCTTGTGTTGACTGCAACAATCTGTATTCTTCAGTAGTTAAGTTTTTGATGTTATCGGAAATCATTTTAGTCTTTCTAGATGTGGCCGCTTGTTTAGCGTATGTGTTTATTATACCGTCAATAGTGCCAAATGTCAAGTACAAAACAAAAAGAAAACCCGCCGAAGCGGGTTCCGAGTTTCTGTTACGAGGTATGTCTTACCCTAAGCTGAGTTTAGGCAGCTAATGCGAACTTTGAGTCGTTTGCGGTTACTTTTTTGTGTCTTCGACCGGGAGACCCCAATCCTAACGGCTTCTACATTGCCGAGCTGTCCACTCTGTTACTCTTTGCCCAATCGATCCTGTGTCAGGCCCATCAGAAAAACACTTATGTCTTGTTAAACCTTTACCTGGTGCCCAACTAAATCTATTAAAACAACTTGGGCACAATGCGGTGTACTTCATAAATATCCTTTTGGTGGACCTGGCGGGCACTGCCCCCGCGTCTTGAACTTATTTCTCATCGCTTCATACAGCAATAACTTATATTTAACTACATTTTAACAGTTAAGTCAATGTCTTCTTGTTGCTTTTGGACTTCTTTCATAGGACGAATAGGTTCTAACCAGGAATCTGGAATGTAGGCCTTTGGAGTATCTCCGTACATATTACTCAATCCAAATTCTGTGGCTATCCACCAAAAGTGATCTGTAATAGCAGCCTTGCAGGCAATTCCCTTAAACTGAAATTCCTCACCTTGCGTAAAATGTCCCACATACTCATCCACCAACACAGTTTTGCCTATGTTGGTAGGCCGTATGCTCATGATAATTTTGGCAAGATCGCCTTGTTCACATTTCATTTTGTTTCATCAATCTAGTGTGTAAGATCATATTCTCAGTGACCAGTTTAGTGATAGTGGCCAGCATGATTAATCTATCCGCATCTGTAATTGTTTCTTTGTCAAACTGTTCTAGAATACTAGAGCCTATCATTCGCATGGTCTGCTCTTGGCCTTTGGAAAATACTCCCCAGTCAAACGGGTCGCCTTCTTCGTGTGCAAAAGCAATATCCACAAGTTCATCAAGAGTTATTTTAGCCATGCTATTTTTTCTCCTGTTTCTTTTCTTCGATCATATTCTTCTGGGGTACTGGGATATCTCCAGGCCCATACAGCTACGAGAGCCATAAAGATACCTGTATAGATAACACCACGCAATGGCACTGTCCCAATACTCATTAAGATCAAACTCAACGACATCATGCCAATCATAAGATATTTCATCTTTTGTGGAAATACACGTTTCTCTGACCAATTGCGTAGGAAAGGTCCAAACAGCTTGTGATTCATAATCCAGTTATGCATACGTTCTGAACTTCTTGCAAAACAAAAAGCACTTGCAACCACAAAGGGACTATAAGGAATACCCGGAGTTATAACTCCAATGTATGCCATTACTAGGCAAAGACAGCCTAGAACAAAAAAGAACGCTTTTTTTAATTTAATCATATTATTTAATTAGCAAAGACATTTGACGACCCAGTCAATGGGTCGCCACAGGTGCAGGCATCTCCCTGACGGTTAACTGGTTTGTTCCCAGCAAACACATTCCCACTTGCAGCCTGTGTTTTAGGACCACCATGTTCACCACTGCCATGACCTTCTACTGATGCAGCAGTTACGGATATAGGAGCATTATTGACTATTACCGAAGGAACCAGTGCTTCAATAACTAGCCCCCCACAGTTGTCTACATTGACTCTTGCTACGCCTGGCATACTATTAGGCCAACGCAATGCCAGTAGTTGATTCAAGAAATTGTTTGGCAAACTGTGAATCTGTTGCTTCGGCTACAGTAACAGTTGATTTTTGTAGTTTAACTTCAGTATCCGGATTGACTGTAAACAGGTAAGGCATTAAACCTGGACCTTTTGGCCCCATACCAATTACTTGCGGATTTTTTAGTTTATAATAAACTGCACCGTCTTCTACTAACTTGGCAACAATTTCTTCACCACTTGTGAGTTTAAGAGTGATTACTTCGCCTGCTGATACGCCTTTATTAATTAACATTTTATACCTTTTCTAAATGTGCTTTAAGTTCTGTAAATCCACCAATCAGTTCTTCGCCGATAAAAATCTGCGGAACTGTTCGTGCTGTTGGAACAGCTTCCAATAGTTCTTCTCGAGTATATCCGTCTCCAATTTTCTTTTCTTCGAACGGAATACCTCGTTGTTTTAACAAGGCCTTGGCCTGGTCACAATAGGGGCAATGGTACTTTGACCATACTGTTGCTTTCATTTTATTTCCTTTGTGTCATATGTCTGTTGGAAGATGTCTTTTTTCACAGCACCATAGTCTCCTTCGCCGTGACGCACAATAACATCATTGCCTGCGGTATATTCCAAGTTGCCCCACGTGGCTTTAATAACGCCATCGTGATCAGCCAACTTAGCTATTTTGATTACACCACCCTTAGGGGTTCCTGTACCGTCATGATTGTCGTCGTATTTGTCATGAAAATTTTCAGGATCCAAAGGCCAAAATTCTTTCTTAGGACCCGGACCCATGATATAATGTCCTGCCTTATGCTCTACTGGACCTTCCAATGTTTGTGTAACTCCATCACTGTCGGCAATGGTATACGGCACTGGAATTGGCTTCTTAAAAGTTTTAAATGCCCCATCTTTAAACCAGCTATCGTCAATTTTACCTTCAATGAGGTTAATGTATTCTCTTAGTGTTTTCATAATTAACTTGAATATATAACTCTGCCTTTTTTATCAAGGACTCTAACCAGTATAGCACCTTTAGCTTTTTTGGCCAGGGCCATAGAAATGGCCTGAGATTCGGTGCCAGCACCGCCTATAGAATTCCAAGATTCAAAAGGACTTTTACTTTTAAATTGTACCTTGTACATATATATTCCTAGATGGCCGGTAGCTCATCGTAATCTAGGCTTTCTCCCATTATGCCAATGACATAATTTGTGCTTTCACTTTCTTGTAGTGCTGTTTGTTTCTTGCTAGTATCAGTGTGCTTGTTAAACCAAGGGATCGGAGTTGACTTAGGCGCTGTCGCCTGGTACTTGATACCAATTTGTTTTAGTGCATCTACTGCTGTGTAGTCCACAAAATCACGTAGGATATTAGCGTTGAGTCCAATAACTGGTCCCATCTTAAACAGGTATGTGGCCCAATCTTTTTCTTCACGTATCACATCCATGTACAGTTGATACACTTCTGCTTCGCATTCTTGTTTGGCTTCAACAAACCGTGTGTCCTCTTTGACCACTTGGTTGATCAAATAGGCAGTCCATCCCTTGTGTAACAACTCGTCTTGTAGAATTAATTGAATAATATTACCATTGCCCATAAAGATTTTATTCTCTACCATTGCTAAACTAGTAGCAAAACTAACCATAAAACGGAATGCCTCAAGAGCATAACTTGCGTGTAAGGCCATCCATATTGCTCGGATGTGTTCTTTCTCTGTAACTGTCTCGCCTAGCTGTTTACGACAATTGATAACGTGAAGTGCTTCATAGTAGTTGCCCACACTTGATGCCATGTCTACAATTTCTTTAGTGTCATGTATGGTGTTAAACACATCTTTGGGTACATTGTAGATGTTGCGAATGATGTGGCTATAACTCTTGCTATGTATGTTGGTTTCAAAAAATGTCCAGTTGTATACTAGTGCTTCTAGTTCTGGCAAAGATATTACAGGCATAAAGATTTGACTTGGGCCACGTCCTTGTAAACTGTCTAAGGCTGTTTGGCGTAACAAGTTGCTGGTAAAGATATGCTTGACAGCATCGCTGGCGTCTTTGAAGTCGTTTGAATCTTTGGTAAGACTGATCTCTTCTGGTTGCCAAAAGAAGCCACGTGCTGTTGCTTCAAAGTCGGCAATTTTTTTGTATTTGACTTCTTCAAATCTCTGTATGGTCACAGGCCCAGCTGGATCCAAAAACATCTTGCGATTAAGGTAGTCTGTCTTTGTGTTTAGGTTGTATTGTTGTTTACTCATTTTAAGTAATCCACGTGTGCTACAGCCCTCCAGAGATCTAGTCTTGGAGGTTCTCCATTATCGGGTTCTTTGTATACGATTCTTATCTCAACATTGTTGGGATGAAGTTCAGCCATTAAAGAATTTATTGTTTCCAACGCTGCTTTAATGTTTTCTATTTGTTGTCCAATATTTTGTGTTGTCATAATTTACAGGCCTCGCAGTCCTCTTCTATTTCATATCCATTTACAGAATTTGTGTGTCCGTTTACTTGCACCACTAATTGTTCTTCTTGCATTTTGCTTCCTGCTTTGTTAATCAAGCTATAGTAGAATGTTTTTAATCCCCACATATGTGCCTGCATCAAATTCTTAGCAATCAGGGTTGTTGGAACTTTGCGTTCTGGAAAATGTGCAGGATTATAGAATGTGTTAGTTGAAATTGATTGATCAACATAAGCAGCAATAACAGCCGCTGTTTTCAAATAACCATCGCAGTCTTTTTGTTCCCACATCAATTGATATTTGTTTTTTAATCTATTATATTCTGGAACAACCTGCGTAAACGATCCTGCCTTTGATTCTTTAGTGCTGATCAAGCTCATTGGCATTTCAATGCCGTTAGTTGAATCAATTACCACTGAGCTTGATTCAACAGGTGCTACCGCCATCAAGGTGGCATTACGAACACCGTGTTCTTTCATATTCGTACGTAGTGCTTCCCAATCAAGTTCAGGCGTAAAGTCTGCTAGTTCGTTGACTCCCTTAGCCCGCAGTTCCCAGGGAAACACACCTTGTCCGTAACGTGTTTTGGCACTCTCTAAACAAGGTCCACGTTCCTTGGCCAGTTCAACTGTGGCTTCTGTGAGATAGTAGGCCTGATGCTCCATCCAGGTTTTGACTTCTGCCAATGCATCCTGTTCCCCGTACTTCAATGAACGCTTGGCGTGCCAATAGGCTAGATTAGTAATGCCAATGCCTAGGGGCTGTATCTCATCATTACTTAATTTACTTTGTATTGATAAGAAGTCTTGATAGTCAAGAATGTTACACAGGCTACGCTGTAGAATCCTGCAGGCTCTACGCATATCCTCCGGGTTCCGGAACGCTCCCCAGTTGATAGATCCCAGTGTACATAACGCTATGCGGCCATCCTCGTCGTCTAATCTCTTAAATGAACGGGTGGGTAATAGGATCTCACAACACAAGTTACTTTGATAAA